AGTTTGACCACTGACGGTAGATTATGGTACAGTTCAGTTGTAGATGAAGTTGATATAATGTATCACAATGGTACCACTTGGAAAGGTTACAGAGACGCAGCAGCATTTCCAAACACTGATCCGTTGGGACCAATTGTGTCAGCCACTCAACCAACTGTGCAAAGCGATGGAACAGTTTTAGTAACTGGTGATATATGGATCGACACCAGTGACATAGAAAACTATCCTAAAATTTACAGATGGAATTCAATCACAGCAAAATTTACTGAAGTGGACAATTCAGATCAAACCACAGAAAATGGAATCATATTTGCTGACGCTAGATATGGTACTTCGGGCGCATTAAGTGAAGAGCCTGCTACTATTGAAGCATTATTGACCAGTAACTTTTTAGATTTTGATGCTCCAGATCCAGCATTGTATCCAAAAGGCATGTTGTTATTCAACACACGCAGAAGTGGTTTCAATGTGAAAAAATTCATGAGAAATTACATAAATGTGAATGAATCTAACACTAGATTCCCAGAATCAATGTCTGGTTATTATCCTCATAGATGGAAAACTGAATCTGCAAATCAAGTCAACGGTGCAGGCACATTTGGAAGAAAAGCACAAAGAGCAGTTGTGGTACAACAACTGCAAGCAATGTTGAATTCTAATGATGACATCAGAGATGATGCATCAAGATTATTCAATCTTATGGCTTGTCCTGGTTACCCAGAATTAATCGGCGAAATGATCACTTTAAACTATGACAGAGGTTTAACAGCTTTTGTAATAGGAGACTCACCGTTTAGATTGGCTCCAGATGCTACTTCTTTGAACGAATGGGCGACCAACGTGAATCTTGCAGTGCAAGACAGCGACACAGGATTAACATCATTTGATGAATACATGGGTGTATTTTATCCATCAGGATTTACCAGTGATAATTTTGGTAGAGATGTGGTGGTTCCTCCAAGTCACATGATACTTAGAACTATTGCATTGAGCGATCAAGTTTCTTATCCTTGGTTCGCACCAGCAGGCACCAGACGTGGTGGCATTACTAATGCTTCTGCAGTTGGTTATGTAAGCTCTGAAGGAGAATTTGTGAACACAGTATTAAATGAAGGTCAAAGAGACACATTATACACTTCCAATGTTAACCCTATCACAGTGATTACAGGCGCAGGTCTTGTGAACTATGGTCAAAAAACCAGAGCAAGAAACGCATCAGCATTGGACAGAATCAACGTGGCAAGATTGGTGATTTACTTAAGAAGTCAATTGAATAAATTGGCTAAGCCTTATGTGTTTGAACCCAATGACAAGATCACAAGAGATGAAATCAAACAACAAACAGAAAGTTTATTGCTAGAGTTAGTAGGCACTAGAGCACTGTATGACTTCTTGGTCGTGTGCGACGAAAGCAACAACACTCCAGCCAGAATAGATCGTAATGAATTGTACTTGGACATAGCAATTGAACCAGTAAAAGCAGTTGAGTTCATCTACATACCGTTACGTTTAAAAAACACAGGAGAAATATCAGGTTTATAATAAACTTATAAATACTAGCAATAGGAGAAACAATGAGTATATCTACACTATCTAAATTAACAGTACCTTTGGCCAGCAACGCAAGTGCATCAGGTCAAGGTTTGTTGATGCCAAAACTACAGTATCGTTTCAGAGTATCTTTGGAAAACTTTGGCGTGTCAACTCCCACTACAGAATTAACCAAACAGGTGATGGACGTTACAAGACCCAATTTAAGTTTTGAAAAAATCACTTTGGATGTGTACAACTCAAAAGTTTATCTAGCTGGCAAACACACTTGGGAACCAATCACACTAAATTTAAGAGAAGATGTCAACAACAACGTTCAAAAATTAGTGGGTGAACAGTTACAGAAACAATTTGATTTCTTTGAACAGTCAGCTGCAGCATCAGGATCTGATTATAAATTTTTAACTAGAATAGAAATATTAGATGGTGGCAATGGTGCATTGACTCCAGGAATATTAGAAACTTTTGAATTGTATGGTTGCTATCTTGAAAGTGCCAATTACAATTCTTTGGCTTATCAAGAAAACACACCTGTCAGCGTAACTTTATCCATAGCGTATGATAATGCCATCCAAACACCTAAAGGCACTGGCATTGGCACAGAAGTAGGCAGAACAATCAACACACTAGCCACAGGCGGTGGACAATAATTCATTACTAAATTGATTCAAAAAGGGGTCTAAATGGCCCCTTTTTTAGTTTACACAGCATAGATTTTTCACATATAAATACTAGTATGGCCAGTTTAATCAAAGGATTTTTAGACTCAGTATTCAAAGGAACACTCAATCCCAAAGGCAATCTAGCAGATTATCAACATGCAGCTAGAATGTTTGTGGATGATAGTTTTCGACTGGCTCCAAAACAAAAATTTTTATATCACGTTTCGTTTAATATCAACGATAAAGCAGTAGTATCCTTGCCTAACTTTAATGCCACAGTCACTGAAGAATTAAACATGCTGGTTAAATCTGTGGATCTACCCAAGTATTCAATTCAAACCACTACCAAACAACAATATAATAAAAAAAGAAAATTACAAACAAGAATTGATTATGACCCAATTACTATTGTATTTCATGACGACAACTATGGCATAACCACAGCCATGTGGCAATTGTATTATCAATATTATTTTAGAGATGGCACTTACAGAACCAAAGATGGTTCAGGCAATGTATCAAGCACTGTGCCTAGACAGTACAGCCGAGGTAGTTTTTACAACGATGAAGAATTTAACAAATACAGATATGGTTTAGATAATGATTCTTCTCTACCTTTTTTTAACTCCATACAAATCTATCAAATGGCGAGAAAAAGATATACCTGTTACACTTTAGTAAATCCATTGATTACTGCATGGCAAGGCGATACATTAGCATATGGCAACAACGATACTGCAGCAAACCAGATGACTATAGAGTATGAAACTGTTTTTATGAGCAGAGGACCAGTGCGTGCTGGTGTTGCTCCAAAAGGATTTGGTGGCAGACACTATGATAGATCACCTAGTCCGTTATCATTGGCTGGTGGAGGCACTTCCAGTGTGTTTGGAACCGGAGGAGTATTAAGTGATTTATTAGGTTTTGGAGGTGGCAATAGTCCTTTTAGTGATATAGAAGGAGCTAATGGATCAAGTGGCGGATCTTTGTTAAAAAGAGCTATCCAAACCGCTAATAGATTTAGAAATTTAAAAAATTTAAATAAGGAAGGATTAAGACAAGAAGGATTACAAATTTTAAGAGGTGGGTTAGAATCAATCAGTAGGGGAGGTGTTAGTGGATTAGCCAACACGGTGTTTCCAAAAACTAATACCGGCACCAACACCGTAACTGCAGCACAATTAAAGAAAGGTTTATAATATGGCTATAGATCCTAACGTATTAGAAAATATCACAGTACCAAATGAAGAAACTGATCTGTATCAGATTAATGATGCAAATCAAAATATCAGCAATCAATCTATTGATTTTCCATCTCCAGCGCTAACATTTAAAAATAATATTGCGCCAAAAAAAAATAATGACAGTGCAGAACCAGTAAAGAATTTTTTTGATAGATATTTTGTTGAACCAATCAGTTTGCCAGCAGGTGATGTTGATGCAGTGATAGGATTTTTTGAAAAAAGAAAATTTGATAAAACTGCTGCAGTAAGTGTTGCTACAATTTTATTACAACAGGCAAAATTAGATAATGTAGATGTTTTTAGATTATTAGACACTCTCAAAGGAATCACAGATGTGCAACTTAGTAATGTTGTCACTGAAATTTTAAATGTAAACAGATCAAAAATTTCCACACTGGGATTCAAAGTTGAAAACACACAAAATCAATTCGAAAAACGCAACATAGTGGTATAGACTGATGCCTAGACGTTTTGCTCAAGGCAGATTTTCATTGAAAAATCCAGACAAATACATGGGCACGAAAGATCCTCTGTACAGATCCAGTTGGGAATTTGCTTTTATGAAATTTTGTGATGAAAGTGCTGCCATAGCCAAATGGGCCAGTGAAGCCGTGAGAATACCTTATAGAAATCCTCTCACAGGCAGATACACCATATATGTGCCAGATTTTTTTATCAACTATGTGGACAAAGGTGGTCAACAACATGCAGAAATAGTTGAGATCAAACCACAGAATCAATCATTGAAAGAGAAGGTGGGAAAAAATTTAAACAATCAAGCCAGTTACATTTTAAACCGCGCCAAATGGGAAGCTGCCACTGTATGGTGCCGTCAAAAAGGTTTAAGATTCAGAGTGATCAACGAAACCGATATTTTTCACCAAGGCAACAAGCGCCGATAAATAATACTATCATGACCAAAAAATTAGAAGATCTATTGAATCTACCAGAATCCAAAGACATTGTGATGGAAGAAAAAAACAAACAAGAACGTGACAAGTCATTACAGGTTCAAAAAGACACCCTGAGAGACATTGCTGAATTTGACAAGATCACAGCAGCACTGCCCATGGTCAAAGATCTAGGAGCCATAGCTGATGAAGAATTGGATGAGATTGCCAAAAAAGCCATGACTGCCTATGATGATCTCATGGACTTGGGCATGAACGTGGAAAGCAGATACAGCGGCAGAGTGTTTGAAGTGGCTGGCAACATGCTGAAAACCACACTGGAAGCCAAAGCTGCCAAAATCGACAAAAAGCTCAAAATGATAGACCTACAAATCCGCAAGCAAAAGATGGATAGAGAGGGTGGAATTGACGATTCCAACATGGTACAGGGCGAAGGATACGTGGTCACTGATCGCAACAGTTTAATTGAAAAACTCAAAAATATGGATAAATAAACACATATGGAATCAGAATTCAAAAAGATACTAGCAGAAAGCAAAAAAACCTACAAATTTAAACTGGGTTTGGCAGGTAACTTGCCTGAAAACATCAATGACACTTTGAAAACAGCTCTCAGCAAGTATGAAATAGTGAGCTTGTCCAAAGGCAAAAAAACTCCCATTCAAGAAAGACCATTGGATTTTCCCAAGTTACAAAACATGGAAGTCACATATTTTGATGCAGAATTAGCCTACCCAACCACTCCAGAAATTTTAGAACAGTATGTGAGCTTGATCACAAAAATGTCCAACAGTCACGTGAAAGCAATGACAGCAATTCAACACGCAGATTATCCCACAGACAAAAAAGAAGAACCTTATGTGGCCAAGTTGGAATCACCATTGGAACAAGCTGATAAGAAAGCACAAGATCATGTGGGTCAAAAAAGAATCATTGAAATTTTAAAACAGATGGAAAAAGATAGAAAAGCTATCACTCATGCCAAAGAAGATGCAAAAAATAAAAAAGAAAAACTAGTAATGGATAAAGAAGAAAAAGCTTCTCCATCACCATTAACCAAAGTAAAAAATGAGAAACCACAAAGTGCATCTCTAGGCAAATTGAAATAAATATTAATATGGATATAAGAGACATACTACAAAAACTTGATAAGGTTCAAAATCCTAAAGAGCTTACTAGCGAGATTGTGAAATCTAATCTCAATGAATCAGCTGCAATCAGTGTGAACATGTATGGTAATAATCCAGATGAAGTGCAAGCATTATACAATATATTTAAAAATGCTGGATTACAATCACCAATGCCAGCACCAATGCCAGTGCAAGTAGCTGTTGAACCAAAACCCACAGAAGCTCAAGATAAACCTGTAGGTGAAGATGACAGATATAAAGCCAGCACAACTCCAGATCCCAAATACGCCACTATGCCAGACACAGTGGATCCAGTCAGCGATGATTTACACAAGTCTAAAAAAATGTATGCTAGAAGCCAACCTGGCGACAATCCTATGGCAGTCAAAGAAGATGAAATGTCATTGGCAGAAAAAGTTAAAGCACAACTCACTCAAGACTATGCTGCTTACAAAGAAGGTGCTGTAAAAGGTTACTTGATGGACCTAGAGCAAGACGCTGCTGAAATGTCCAAAGTTGAATTCATCAAAAAACATGGTCAAAGCAAGGCTAACATCTGGGACAGAGTTAATTCAGAAGAAGATGAGTTTGATGGCAATACTGAAGACATCGATCTAGAATAGTCAATCATTATAAAATCTCAAAACTGTTGCAAAGATAAGTACTACATATGAGTACCAAAAGCCTAGATGGTGTTCTTACCAAAAAAGCACACACTAGAGAAAAATACACTGAATCACAACTGAATGAGCTGGCTGCTTGTGCTGATGCCACTTTGGGATATCTTTATTTTGCCAAAAACTTTTTTAATATCCAACATCCTGTGAGAGGTAAATTGTTGTTTGAACCTTACACCTATCAAAACAAACTGTTGGAAACCTATCACAAATATAGATTCAATGTGAACATGCTGCCAAGACAGAGTGGCAAGACCACTTGTGCATCATCCTATTTGCTGTGGTATGCCATGTTTCATCCGGATCAAACTATATTAATTGCTGCACACAAATACACAGGCGCTCAAGAAATTATGCAGCGTATTCGTTATGGATATGAACTGTGTCCAGATCATATCAGAGCAGGTGTGGTGAACTACAACAAAGGATCCATGGAATTTGAAAATGGATCTAGAATAGTTTCAGCCACCACCACTGCCAACACTGGTAGAGGTATGTCCATATCATTATTGTACTGTGATGAGTTTGCGTTTGTTAATCCCACCATTGCTAGAGAATTCTGGACTTCTATATCTCCCACATTGGCCACAGGAGGTAGAGCAATCATAACCAGCACTCCCAACTCAGATGAAGATGAATTTGCTGTGATATGGAAAGAATCACAAAATAAATTTGATGAACATGGCAATGAAATTGAATTGGGTATCAACGGATTCTTTGGTTACACAGCTTCTTGGGATGAACATCCAGAACGGGATGACAAATGGAAAGAGAGTGAATTGAGCCGCATAGGAGAAGAAAGATTCAGAAGAGAGTATGGCTGTGAATTTTTAGTCTATGACGAAACATTGGTCAACAGCATTGTGTTAGCAGCATTGGAAGGCAAGCAGCCCATATTGAACATGGGTCAGACCAGATGGTATGAAAAAATAAATCCTGCTGCCACCTATGTGATAGCATTGGATCCTGCCATGGGCACCGGAGGAGATTACGCTGCTATTCAAGTGTTCGAAGTTCCATCATTCCGTCAAGTGGCTGAATGGCGACACAATCAAACTCCCATACCACAGCAAGTAAAAATATTAAAAGACATTGCCAATCATATCAAAGAAGAATGCAAAAGTCAAACAGCCAACAACATCTATTGGAGTGTGGAAAACAACACCATAGGTGAAGCAGCACTTTTGGTGATCAGTGACTTTGGCGAAGAAAACATTCCAGGATTGTTTGTGAGTGAGCCCATAAGAAAAGGACACATCCGTAAGTTTAGAAAAGGATTCAACACCACACATAGAACCAAAATCAGTGCTTGCAGCAGACTGAAAGGCATGGTGGAAAACAACAAGATGATGATCAACAGCAAAGCATTGATCAGCGAATTAAAAACTTATGTGGCAGTGGGATCAGGATTCAAAGCCAAGTCAGGAGAAACTGATGATTTAATCAGTGCCACACTGCTGATCTTGCGCATAGTCAGCATACTGAAAGATTGGGATCCGCGCATTTATAATTCATTTTTACAAGTGGAAAATGATGAGGATGGTGGAGAACGCATACTGCCCATGCCAGTGTTCATCAGCAGCACAAACAACTAAATACACGTATGAACCTCAACGACACGTCTAAAGAGCTATTTGCCAAGATAAGAGGCCGTTTTCCCACGGTTACCATAGGCAATCAAGCAGCAGAAGTGACCAATGATCCCAACGCAGCACGATTTTTTGACTTTGATTTTAAAGCAGGAGATAAGGTTTTGGGCAAAGTCAGCATAAGTATTAGTGAGCAAAACGGACTAGTGGTGATACACAGTGCTGATTTGAGTCAAACTGAAGATTTGGTGGCTCGTGAAAATTGGTTCAGTTTTTTAAAAGAATTGAGACAGTTTGCCAAGTCAAGAATGATGACATTTGACACCAGAGACATCACCAAAAGCAACTTGGAAAAAAGAGATTATAATTTTTTGAGCAATATGAGTCAACCCAAAGAAGTCACAGAAGCTGCATTGACTGGAACCAACAAAACCAGTTTTCAAAACATCGGCAGCAGCAAACTGATCATCAAACATTCAGCTCCGGTAGATGAAGATTTTGCAGCTGGTCGCACTCACAAGATTCATGCAATATACGTGGAAAACATAGACGGCGAAAGATTCAAATATCCTTTCAAACACATCAACGGTGCCAGAGCAATGGCACGTCACGTGAGCGAAGGTGGCAAACCCTATGATGATTTCGGCAAGCACATTGTGGGCTTGAGTGAAGAACTGGCAAAATTAAGAAAATTTAAAAACTATGTGAACAGGTCCGCTGTGATGGCAGAAACATTAAAAGAATATTCACAAGTGATCAATGATAGAATTGAAGAGATCAAAGAAACCATTCAAGGCTTGCAAAAAGAAAGTTTCTATAAATTGACCAAAGAAAACTTCAAAGCCAATGAAACTTTAACAGTGCCAGAAGATGTGAAAGAAAATTGGATTGATGAATTAACAATCAAAACTTTCAATAATGAACTGCAAGAAGTATTTCCTTACATTTATAAATTGGTCACACAAAAACCCATCAAAGAAATCACTGCTGAAGACATTGATACAGAAGCCACTGGTTATCAAGGCAGCACAGAAACAAGAAATTTAAAATACAATGTGTCTGGTGATTTTGACAGAAGCAGACCAGTGTCAGACAAAGATGCTTTCACCATACAGGATCTATTGAAAAAGAATGGCATTGAATCAGAAGTTACTCCTGATGAAGGCAACTATCAAGGCATAGTGATTTACACCAATGCTGCTCCACAAAGTGTGGAAAAAGTTTTGGGCAATATGATCGAAACCTCTCTGGATCCCATTGAACAATTTGAAAAGATTTTAGACTCTATCATTGATGAAGGAGAAAATACTTTGTTTTCCTCTGATTCTGAAGAGCAAAAACAAGCATTGGAAAAATTAAATCTATTGATGAAGAATCATTTTCCCGCAGGAGTGAATGGAGTAAATGGATTGGAAAGTTTGGAAGGCATTATTGATGACCCCATTCTTAATGACCAAATCAGAGAAATAGGTAAAAAAGACAGCGACACTTGTATTAGACCTTTGATCATGTCCTACATACAGAACAAAAAACCAGACATGGCAAAAAGAATCAACACTGGTGACATGAAGATGTCCACTGAAGGCAATCAGTTTGCACAAGCAGTGAGAAAAGCCAAAGCAGCAGGCATGAAACCAGGCGACAAATTCAAAGTGGGCGACAAAGAATTCACACTCAAAGATGCCATGGATATGGCAGGCATCAGTGACACATCATTGCAAGATGATGCTGACATGAATCCAAACCAATCACCTC